GAGCACGGCGTCCGGAATCGGCGCGCCCGTTTCGTCGCTGAACATTGGAAACCGCAACGAGGCGTCAGGGTTGTCCTTCAGCAGGGCGTCCAGCTCATCCTGAAACCTTGCGACATCGCCTGCCGTCAGGCGCTTCAAAGTGACGGATCGATATTCGCGTCCGAGGTAAGAAACGGGCCATTGCAGATCGATTGTTTTCAGTCGCGGTCGATCGGACAGAAACTGTGGCGCTTCCTGCATGTTTTTCTCCGTAGCTGATTTTACGCGATGCGCAGAATGGAATTGGTCTGCGCGAGCTGATTGACGCCATTCACCCGCCAGACGCTGCCGAAGAAATCGTAGTAATAGACCTCCGCCTTATCCTCCCACAGTTCGTAATGGGTGATTTCGGCGATGCGATGGTCCTGATCGACCAGCTGTCCGCGCTGAAACTCGTTCTCGGCAACTTCGATCATTCTCCCGAACACCACGACCTTGCGCTCGATCATGCGACCGCCGTTCTTGTCGCGCAGCGCGCCATAGATGGTGTAGGGTCGCTGGCCATTGGCGCCGACGCCAAACAGCGCCTTGGTCTGGGCGTCGGAGCCGGTCAGCTTGAAGGTCACCTCCGGCGGCTCGAAGCCAAGACCGCCGATGGTGATCGCGCCGATCCCGCCGCCTGGATGATGCTCCTGCGTCTTTTCCTTGGGCTGCCAGAGCTGGATGTTCTGGATGGTGAGATGTTTGGAGTTGGCGGCGCTGTCGTCGCCGGCGAAGAGGTTTGCGGCCTCCCAGACAATTAGCGATGCGGCCATGGAGGATTATCCTTTTTTCGTTACTGGAGATATTGAGCCGGCAGCGTCGCGGCCTGCGCGACCAGCGTGCCAAGTTCGGCGACAAGGGCTTCGTAATTGGGCCGCGAGTCGATGGTGACTTGAACGATGGGCGCGGGTTCTTCGGTTGCGAAAAACCCCCGGAACTTGCCCTGCCGCAGATCGTCGGGACTATTCTTGCTGGCTTCGAATCCAACCTTGAAGCCGACCGAGCACTGGTTGCGGATCAGATTTTGTCCGATGGCGACCATGTCGTTCAAAACTGCCTGCACGCCGTGGGGCGTGACATTATCGACGCCAAGCCGCAGGCGGATGGATTTGAGGAGCGCCAGATGCGCCCAGTCGCGGCCTCGGGTCTTGTTATAAAACCACCAGAGCGGATCGGTATCGGCGTTCCACACGCCCGCGAAAACGAACCCGTTCGAGGCGATGGCTGTGTCGACGCCAGCCTCCCCGCGGGCGATCGTTCCGATGTGCAGGGCGAGCAATTCCTGTCCGACCGTCGCGCCATCAAGAAGCGAGAAGGGGTAGTAGTTTTTGAGCCCGATTGTGCCGGAGACCTGCTGTCCGGAGATCGACCAGAAGGGATAGCCGCCATGCTGGAAATCGACCCGCGCAGCGAGCCCGAGCGCAGCGGCGACGCCGTCCTCGAGCCGAGTGTTTGCGCCGTCCTGGACTTTCCGCCATGCGTCGATGGCGATCAGACGACCTGAAGTGAGCGTCTGAAACCAGTTGACGGCGGCGGCAAGACCCGCGCCAGGGCCGCCGACGATGGCGTGCGCGAGCAAAGCCGAGCAGACCGACGGCAGCGCCGCGCAGATCGCATTGGCCTGAACGACGCCAGTTACGGTGATGGTGAACCCATCGCCCGCGACAAAAGCCGCCGCGCCGGCAGTGATGGTGAAGCCGACCTGCGTCGAGAACGCAGCGCCTACCGAACCTGCCCCGACAACATTACCCATTGGATCTGTGACGGTGAACGCGGTCGCCGATGTGAAATCGATCTTGTAGGCGCCAGCCATGATTCCGGGCTGGGCCGTGACCGCGCCCATGGTCCCGTTGCCGGTATTGCCGGTTTTGGCGGCCTTAGTGATTGTTGGCGAGGCGGCGGTCGTCTGCCAGGTATAGCCCGGACAACCGATCAGGCGCGGGATGACGCCAAGCTGCGAACCGGCGCGCAGCAGCGCATAAATCCCGGTGCCGACATTTCCCGAAGGCGTCGTCGCCGTCCGATCGCCAATAATATTGACGATGGTTGCGGCGTCATTTGCGCCTTTCGCCACCCGGACGGCGACAATCCGGGCGCTGGTCTGGAAGTCCGCCAGCTGATCGTCGATCGCGATGATCGCTTTTTGAAGATCGCCCGTGCCGAGTTTGGGGAGATAGGCCGCGTCGCCCGAGTCGAACGTGACGGGCTCATTGAGCGGAAATACTGTCGCATCGGCGTCCTCGCTCGGCAAAACCAGTCCGATGACGGATAGATCGGCGGGCTGCGCCGGGCGCGGGTCTGTGCTGTCACGGTTGAAGATCACGCCATAGGCGGGCGAGGTCATGTGGTCTCTCCATAAAAAAAGCCCGCACAAGGGCGGGCTTACACAAATTTCTGCATCAGGCTATGCTGCCGATAAGCGAATGCTATGATTTATCGCCAGTATGATTTGTCATTTTCTGGTTCTAGCGAGCCTGGTTGTCTTGTGGGGAGGTATGGATGTCTCAATTTGTAGTTAACCCGACGCGGTTTGATCCTTACAAGAATTTCAAATTCCGCATCAAATGGGATGGTAAGTATGTGGCGGGAGTGAGCAGAGTAAGCGCGCTTCGTCGTAATACGGAAGTAGTGGAACATCGTGAGGGCGGAGATCCATCAACCTCCCGCAAATCTCCGGGCCGCACCGAATTTGATCCCGTGACGTTAGAGCGAGGGGTAACACATGATACTGAATTCGAAGCATGGGCAAACAAGACATGGAGGATTGGACGAGGACCAGGTTCAGAGTCTGCCCTTGCTGATTTCCGAAAGGATGTGGAATTAGAACTTTACAACGAGGCTGGCCAACTGGTTATCCGTTATGTCATACACAGGGCATGGGTTGCTGATTATGTCGCTTTGCCCGATCTTGATTCAAATTCGTCCGCGATCATTCTGGAGACAATAACTTTAGCGCATGAAGGATGGGAGCGTGATGTTTCGGTTGTTGAGCCCTCGGAACCCACTAAAAATTAGAATGAATGTCTTCAAGCCCCAAGGAGCGATTAAATCGATCATTGGTAAGCCTGCGCAATGACAGGCTTACTAAATTTGCCAGGGAGGCTATTCAATCAGTGTTGTTTGCCCCAAGGCATTGATAGCCTCGATGATCAGCAAACGGGTAGATTTGTCGTTAATGGCCTGCAGAGCTTCGAGCAGTAGTTCAACGGCCGCAATAATCTGGCTGTTCATGTTTCCCTCCATGCGTAGGTCGGTCCATTGAACAACAGGATTGAAACACGAGTCATGGTGTCAAAAAACTATTTCAACCCCATAGCCTTGGTGAACGCCTGCCAGTTATCGGCGACGAGCGCGACCACGCCGCCCGTCGTCGAATAGCCGAGAATGCGCAAAACCCCGGCGATGCCCGAACCCTGATCGACGATCGACATCAGGCGTCGCATATCCTTTTCGATCTCCGAGACGGATTTCTCCAGCGCTTCGACCTTGGTTCGCACCTCAATGGCGATGTCTCGGGTGTCGTCGGCGCTCATTTCTTGATCCATCCACATTTGAGCGCGACGCCCACCGCGTTATGCTCCCGGATCTGCGCGATCGTGGGCGCGGTGTCGTGGCGAGAATAATAGATCGCCCGTGCGGCGTCGCAGAAGGAGGCGTCGCTAATCGCGACGGAAGGGGTCGTCGTCTGGCAACCGGTCAGGGTTGCGAGCACTATCGGCACGCACAGTTTCACGCGCCGCAAGAGCGATTTTTGTGGCATCGATTTGGCCCTTGATGGCGTCGAGTTGTTGCTGGGCGCGGCCGGCGTCGACGAGCTGGCGGCGCTCGAAAAACTCGATGAGGGAGACGGCGAGCCTTGTGAGCCCGCCGATCAGATTGAGGATTTGTGAGATCACAGCGACTTCACGCCGCCGGTGACGTAAAAGTCCTTGGCGCCGACGAGGCCGACGCCGACCAGCGCATCGACAAGTTCATCCCAGTTGACGGTGCGGGTCTGCCAGACGGTGTAGAGCACCAGCACCAGCTTGGCGACGCCGGCTGTGGTGGTGATCGGGCTGGCGAGAATGGCGGAAAAGTTCATCGATCGTTTCCTTGTCCTTTGCCGGGGCTCAAATACGGCCGCCCGCGGATGGCCGTTCGCGCGGGTTGTGAGCCTGCGCGGATTTGCAAATTCGGAGATGATTGGGATCAGTTCTGCGCGAGGGCGCGCTTAGCGCGGGCGAGATAGAGCTTGCGGTCCGCTAAACCATTCAGCCCGCCGTTGATATGTTTGGTGATGGTGAGAATATTATCAGCGTCGGCGTAATCGTTGAGACGATGATCGGACCAGAACACCGCCGCCGTATCGGCCGCCCATGGAAACCGGCGCAACAGTTCCGGGTTGCTTTCGAAGTCCTTGCCGAGAACTTTCGACATGCGCCGCGCGTTCGCCCGGCCTGTGACCTGAATGAGGCCGCGTCCCTTGAACCGCCGCCCATCGCCCGGCTGCGTGTTGCCAAGATCGCGCCGGCCCTCGTAGGCGGAGCCGCTGGCGTATTCTTCCGTCGTCCTGAAGCCCGCGCTCTCATGCGCGAGCTGAGCAAGAAAATGCGCGAGGCGCAGATCGGTTGTGAGCTTTGCCCGCGCGATCAGTCGCGGTATGGCGTCGCTGAGGCCAGCGACGATCCAGCCGGCCGCATTGGGCGCCATCGCGTGGATGACGCGCGTCCAGTTTCTCATTTTTCTGTCCTGATTGAATGGGCGTAGCTGACCCGTCGCGCCTGTGACGGATGCGTCTAGATTTTCAGCTCGGCTGCTTCGATGAAGAGAGCGTCGAGTTCGTCAGCGACGCCGAGCGTCTCTGCAAGAGAGATCAGAGCTGGCGAGTTACGATCAATGGTGTTGCCGTATTCCCAAATGACCTGCACCGCCGGATTATCCGACGCCGCGATGGCGGCGTTGGCCTGTTCAAGAAGGCCGCGCTCGGCGAGGATCACGCGCACGGCCCAGAGCGGGACAGAAGCAGGGACGGCGGGCGGTGGTTCGATAAAAGGCTCCGCCACATTCCCATCAGCCAGCCATTCCTGATACCGCCGCCAATCTTCTTCG